TTTATCTCTCATATTACTCATTACTATGCCGGTCACCTAATTCAGCGCCGGATTCTTTAAATCTCTACGATATCCTCGTTGTATATATCGACTTTAGTTGTATTCTCTTTACCTATGATTAATGGGTCTTCCTCTGACGGAAGTGGTGTCCTAACGCTATCTTTGAAGCACCTCAATGTCATCTCATGTCTTTGTGCCTCTACGGATATTGTATGTTTAATCGCCATTATCATATATCTACCATTGGTATATGGATTTGGTTCAGGTTTCTCTCCTGGTTGCATTACTGGTGCTGAGAAGTTTATTATATCACCTGCATTAATTGATGTATTACCATATACTAATAGTGATAAGTTTAAATTCTTATAACCTGCCTTTTGACTAGTAATTTGTGGTATGGTATCACTAGCTGGTGTAAATTCGTAATCATTATGTACCTTACTGGTCTCTGTCACCACCATCTTCTTACTATCTGCAAATTCAAATAAACTCTTGCCTGTATCATTTAATTTTGTATCAGGTGTAATCATCTTTCTTAAATCACCCTCATCACCTAATGTTTCAGTATGGTAACCTTTTTCAAAATTGTCTTTGTAATTAAAATCGTGTGTTGTAATTGTTTTATTAAATGCGTCATGTACAACTAGTTTATTTGCATAGAAACCATCTATAATGTTGGTCAATGTATCCACAGGTTTACTAAACTCTGACTTAATAACTGCCATCATTCTTCGTTCTATATCTTTTACTTCATCTTTCTTACTGTCTTTGACCATATTGATTTGTGACTGGAAGTTCCACCTTGTAGGTCTGGCGACTGAACCACCCATTGCCAACATAGATTCTAAACTTCTAAAATGAAACCCTTTTGATGTTTCAAAGAATTTGTAACCTGCGTTGTTGTATTTACCTGATACTGCTTGACTGCCTAAGAATTCTATTGCCTTAAATGGTTTTAAACTTGGTAACACATACTTGGCATTGGTACTTGTTGCCTCTACATATAATGGTTTCTTACTGTTAAGGTATTTCTTTGCTCTTACTATGTCCTCTACACCATTTTCTACTGGTCCTGTGTAAGCACGACTGACTGTTGATAGTTGATTGTTATACATTTCAGGCGAACAGAAATATATCTTATAGAATTGACCGATATCATTGTTAGGGTCTTTTCTTACACTATCTACCTTGTATATTTGAAACGGTACACCATTGTCTTCGGTCATATCATAACCTGGTAATCCTGGTGTATTAAACTTGACTGACAATCTTTCTAGTCCTGTTAGTGGTAATATAGTTCTAACATCTTGTGTGTCATATACGGTAACTGCACCTGATAATGACTTATTGAAAATGTCCTCTGTAATAGTCATCACCAAGGTAATACCTCGTATGTCTATAAACTTAGGTTTACTTTCTTCTTTGTCTTGTCTATATGAAATTATTGATAGTTCAGGTAAGTTGTACTTACCGACTCTATCTAGTACATCTGCTTCATTTGCCATGTCATTATCTTCTTATCAAATTGGTAAATTCATTTTCAAAGGCAGGTAAATATTGTTTTGATAGTATTTTGATTTGCCTTTTCTTATCTTGCAATCTTCTTTCGTGTTCTATATTTGATACTGATTGAGCACCGAGTTCGGTACTATTACACTCTATCAAATGTGAGTAATCTGCCGGTCCATCACCTGTTTGTGGTCCACTATCTTGTGTTTTTTCATAGTGATGTATACCATCTGCGTTGTCGTATTTGTCTTTTACATATTGTTGAAATACATACTCATCTAATGGCCAGTCATAATATCTATTGACAATGTTATTAACAAGTGTTATAACCCAAAAATAATCTGTATCACCATATAATTTGTATGCAATATCTTCAGGTTTCTCACCCTCTTGTACATCATACTTATCAAAGGCAGATACATTGTTGACAATCTTACTTCTTGCCTTGACTCTTCTAAAGATATCTGTTACAGTTGTAGTATTGCCATTCTTTCCAGTTAGGTTATACTGCATGTGTGGAAATTGACCAAAATATTTCATTATGCGCCTGCCTCAATATCTTGTTTAGTGATAATTCTATCTTCTAACATGTTGACTGTTAATTTTGTGTGTACAGGTTTACCGTCACCAAATGTAGTCCATTGTCCGTCTGGTGCATAATCAACAGCAACATCTGTACAGTAACAAGCACCAATTTTATTTAATGATGAATTCTCTTGACTATTAAACATGTAACTAATTTTCCAATAGTTTGGTGTTGTAAATACAGACCCTTGTAGACCTGCTTTAAAACCTGGTGATGAATTGTATTTAAATATGGCGATAATCTTTTCTACTGCCTCTGCCTCTTCATTACTTCTAGGCCAAAAATCAAAATCAAATGTAAATGTTCTTTGTGTTGGTGTATTATAAAATGCCTCGTTTCTAGGATTAACTGCAACACCAGCTCTTTTAGCTGCAAATCTTACCGGGTCACCTACACCTGCAAGTGAAACAAATTCACCTAAAATCTCTTTAGCATTTCTAGCCACACCACCTATGACACCTTGTAAGGCTGCCTCTAGTTTGGCTGCTTGACCCTCTGCACCACTAATAGCAACACCAGCTGCCTCTAAATCTCCTACTAATCCTGTTTCTGTGTCTGCGTCATATGATTGATTATAACTTGTCTTAACACTTTGTGGCATATACAATGCAATGCCTGAGGTAGATATAGAATGTGATGGTGTCTTTGCTGTAATCTTTGGCGTTACATTACCACTACCGTGAGGTCCTGGTTGTGCTGTTCTACTTGATGTATCAAACATACCACCTTGTGTTGGTTTATAACCAACGAAACCTGATTCAAATAATATGTAATGACCTAGTTCGTTACTACCAAGGTCTAGTGGATATTGTACAGGACTAAATGATAGAGGATTAGCTACTTGTGCCTGTGATGGACTATCTGGTATATCAAAACCAGATTTCTTCAACAGTTGTGCTGATACCTTACCAGAGTCTTTCTGACTACCACTATTTACAAAATTATTGACAATACTACTTACATGTGGTATTGCTAAATTTTTGATATGTTGTCCTAATGCTTTAAATGCCATGTATAAATAATCCTTGTATTAGTAATATTTATATAGGTAATAAGAGTGATATGAGAAAGAGTTACAAAGGTTTATTTAAACCAACCAATCCTAAAAAGTATGTCGGTAAAGTTAATCAAATAGTGTATAGGTCACTACTTGAAAGACGATTCATGCGTTATTGTGATACTAATGATGATATAATGTATTGGGCAAGTGAGGAGTTACCTGTTAGATATTATAGCCCGCTAGACAAGAAATGGCACCGATACTTTCCAGATTTTGTTGTAAAGACGGTGAATAATGATAAGTACATGATTGAAATAAAACCCTATCGCCAAGCATTAAAACCCAAGCCGCCAAAAAAGAAAACAAAATCGTATATGCGAGAGTCATTTGAGTATATTAAAAATCAGGCTAAATGGTCTGCCGCTCGAGAATACTGTAGTGATAATGGTATGGAGTTCAAGATTATTACTGAAAAGGACCTTGGTCAATATTAAGAGCTATACGCTTCTCTATCAAAATAAGAATCACTACCTGTTGTCAATTGACCTGTGTATGTTTCACTCTTAGCATAATTAGAATTACTGACTTGTTTGTTTGAGTTGTCAACATAAACTACTGATTGACCATTCTCACCATCTTTACCAAAATTATTAATTGTATCAGTCTTATAAGTTGTTTCTGTTGTATTGCCTTCTACATTTGTTACAGTAGATTTTACAATGTCATCACCTGATATAGTTGGTTGTACAGCATTGTCTGATTTAGTCATGGCGTCAAACACTCTTTTGTATGCCTCACCTGGTGATTCACCACCTGGAAAACCTGCTTTAACAGCAGCTGCACTTGCAGCTACAATAGCTTTAAATGTTTTACCCATATCAAATATTTTTGATGTGATAGAACCAAAGTCAAATGTAAATAGACTTTTAAACCAATCTACTGCTGAGTTGACTACACCCTCAGGACCAAAAAAGAAATCTTTTAAACTAAATGGTTTATCGGGGTCGCCAAAATTAAATATATCTTTAAAAAAGTTTACAGCTAAGTCAATTGGTACAGTTACAATATCTAATAAGAATGTACCTAAACCTTTTAATGTAGTGCCAAGACCTGCAAGTATTCTATCTAAGTCTAATGTAAATATACCTGTTACAACATCTACAAGACCACCAACGGTGTCTTCAAAACTTTTTGTTATGTCAATACCAAATTGTTTTATTGTTTCTGCTAAATTATCTAAACCTAAAAATGCTAGACCAGCTGCAACAGCAGCCGTAGCCAATCTTACAAAACTACCTATAAATCCATCAACAATACCTTTTACTGCACCTTTGATACCGTCTGCAACTGATTTATCTTTTTCATACTCTTCCATGAAACCTGTGTAACCATCAAATATACCAAGTATAACTGTTAAAGGCAAGAATAATTTACCAATTAGTTTACCTATTGATTTGATTGGTTTTAATATTTTTCCTAAAGGACCATCAGCAGCAAATAAACCTTGACCGCCACCAGCACCTGCCGGTCCACCGCCACCACCTTTAAATACTGCAACTACACTACCTACTGTTGCTTTAATAGTTTTACCTGCCTCATCAAAACTTTTTGACATTGTTTTAAATATAGGTTTATCAAAAAATGTTTTCATGCCTTTAATTGCTTCATCAAATGTAGATGTAATACCAGCAAATGGTGTTTTCTTTATAAAATCTGTTTTCCATGTTTTAAACTTATCTAGTATTGGTGTACCAATATTATTCTTAAATGCCGTTGATACATTTGTACCAAATAATTTTACTGTATCTTTAACACCATCTACTATTTGAGGACCAAAACCAATTGTACCAATAGTACCAATGCCTTTTGCAAAGGTAGCCATAGATTTTATAGATTTTAATTGTTGTGGTAATTTAAGTA